CCGCTTGAACGGGTACCGGCCAGCCACAGGCGGCCCCTGCAGGTAGCGCACCCGCCCGTTCCGCTTGGTGGCTGGTGCCGGCTTTCCCAGGCGTTGCTGGTGTTGCGCCTGCAGGTAGACGGCGGCACGCGCCAAGCCCTTGGCCTGCTGCTGGCTCATTCCTCCAGCAGTAGACCCGGCAATAGCGCGCGCCACGCCCACCGAAAGGTTCATACCGTCACCAGCCGGTAAGCAATATGCCCGCCCACCGCGACGGCGGCCGAAAGGTTCAGCACCAGCGCCTCGCCGGATGCGGTTTCCAGCAGGCCCACCACGCCGGCGGGTGCCAGTGGCCCGGCACCAGGGGCGGCCCCGCCATTGGTGGCCAGCGCCATGGCCCCAGACAGGTTGGTGCTCGCGCCGGATTTCCACCGGATGGAAACGTCACCGGCAGCTATGACCACATAGCTGAGCAGCACAATCTTCTGGCCGGTGGATGCCGCCACGATGGTGTTGTCACCGCTGCTGCTGGCGCTCACTGCCGCAAATTTCACGCTCATGGCCTCATCCTCGTGATGCGTTGGAATGGCCCCGCCAGGTTCTGCTGGGCCCCTTGTAAGGCGGCCAGCTGCCGGGTCAGCATGTCCAAATAGCTGCCCCAGCTGATGCTCTGGCCGTTGACGGAATAGTCCGGCTTCGGGTCGGTTGTGAGGTCCTTGATGCGGGCAGCCACCTGGTCAATGGCTGTGGCGATGTCATCGGCTGCCGCCATGTTCCACCACCTCCGTATACACTTCCCGCTGCCAGTGCAGCCGGTTTTCCTGCCGGTAAATACGGGCCGCCTCGTCAGGGCTGTATGCCTCGACCAGCGCCTCCGGGCACGCCTGGTGCCGCACCCTGTAAAGGCGCACAGCCGGCCCCGTCTGGACCGGAACCGGCTGCGCTTGGTTGCGGGCTTTCGCCTTGCTCATCAGTTCTTGTTCCGAACCACGTGCCAGGGGGACCAGATGCTGGGGACCCCACGCTCGTTTGCAAAATAAGAAGCCACGATGCCCTTGTCCAGCATTTCGTACTGGTTGGGGGCGGCCTGGTTCACGGCCAACGGGTAGTTCTGCATGTAGCGGAAGCTCTTGCCCCGCTCCAGCGCCCACCAGTAGTCGTCGGCGTTTGCCTGGCTCAGGTTCAGGCCGGTGGCATCGGTGCAGCGCTGCTCGATGATCGGGCTGCTCAGCACCTCCAGGCCGCTGTACGGGCTGCCCGGGCTCACGCTGACGTTCAGCGGGTTGCTGGTCGTCTGCGGGGTGGATGCCCCGCCACCCGAACGGCGCTCGGTGGTGGTGGCCGAAAGGATCAGGTTGGCCGTCGCCACCTTCGCGGGGTTCACGATGATGGTGTCAGGCTTCGTCAGGATGCGCTTGCCGGTGGCAGGGTCCTGCATGCGGGCAAACAGCAGCATGGCGCTCTGGATGGAGGTCCAATCCAGCAGCGGGTTGCTTTGGTCGTTCAGGTAGCCTTGGGTCCGGCTGGTCACGTAGGTGTTGTACGCGGTGCCGTTGTACCGGAACGAGTTGGTCACACCGATGATGGTGTCGATCACCCGGATTTCCTTGCGGTAGGCCAGTTCCTCGCCCACGCTGGAAGCCATCTGGAGGATCTGCCCGGTCAGGTCAAAAAAGACCGTTTCCTTCAGCACATCCACCGCCAGGGCGTTCTCGACCGTCTCGGGGGTTTCCACCCAGCGCTCGTTGAACTGCGCCCGCTCGTGCGGCATGCCGGGTTTGCGCACGGCCGCCCGGTCACCGATGTGGTTTACACCGATAATCTTCTGGCCGTTCAGCTTGGTGGGCTCCGCCGGGCACACCCGGTCGGCAATCAGGGCGGGGTTCTGGAACGCCTCGAGGATTTTCACCTCAACCAACCCGCCCACCACGCTGGTGAACGTGTTGATATTGGCGAAAGCGGTCGGGTCGATGCCGATGCCGGTGCTCTCCAGAAGGGCACGGGTGTCGCCCGGGTTGGTGGCCTCGAGGATGGCTTTCGCCTGGCTGAACTTGTTCAGCGCCCGGCTGTCCGGGTTGAACAGGCCGCGCCAGCTGGGCCCGATAATTCCCTCCGCCAGCTCCGCCAGGCTGAACTGCTCAGCCCGGACTTTTGCGTCCTTGCTGATGCGGTTGCCGGCGTAATCGCGGTAGTCGTTGCCGTCCTTGTCGCACAGGCCCAGGCCGTGCTTCATTTCGGTCAGGAAGCGCCAGCGCCCATTGGACTGCTGGCTGCGGCTCTCGAACAGGCTTCTAATCTTCAGGGGGTTCATTGGTCAGGTCCTTTCGTCGTTGGTTTGGTTTAGAACACCTGGCGGGCGGCTTTGCCATACAGCCGGCAGACCACCAGGGTGGTGGCTGACTTGTACTGCTGCACCACCACGCCGATGGCTTCGGTGGTCAGGGCGGTGGCATCCAGTTTCTGGTCGCTGATGGCACCAGCTGCGGCTGCGCCAGAGCTGAAACCAGTCACCAGGGCACCGGGCTCCCAGGTCTGGCTGGCGCAATCCGCCTCATAGATGCAGTCGGTGGCCACCGTGATGTCGCCGGTGGTGGTTTGGGTGGCCAGCCTGGCGGACTGGGCCACGCCCACGAAATTGTCGTGCACGAACACCTGGTCGGTGTTCACCGTGCCGCTGCCCACCTTGCTGGAAAGCGGGTAAACGTCACCGGTGCCGGAATCCAGATACAGCAGGTCGCCCACGCTGATCTGCACGCTGGCAGGGGCCCGGTACACCACCGTGCGGGTGGCTGGGGGAAGGACAAAGCGGGAACCGCCGAAAGTTGCGCTCATCTGTGTTGCTCCTTAGTTCTGCAGCCAGTTGAAAAGGGTATCGCTGTCGGGGATGCCGGCAGCCTTGTCCTGCTTGCTCTCCAGCACGGGGCTGGAGCTGCGGGGCTTGCCGGCCTTGGCCGCCAGCGCCAGCTGGTTCACGGTGCGCTGGGCGGCATCCTTGGGCAGCATGGCCAGATCGGCCAGCAGCTGGCCGGTGGCCTTCAGCCCGGCGCTTTCGCACAGGGCACGCACCGCCTCGCGGGCCTTCAGGGCCTTATTTTCCTGGAGCAGCTTGCGGGCGGTCAGCTTGGCCCGCTTGCCCTCCATGGGCTTTTTGTCATCCTCGCCGTCTTCCATGTCCTCATCCTCGTCGTCGTCGATTTCCACCTCGACTTCGGCTTCGGATTCGTCCTTTTTTTCTTCCTTCTCGCCGGCCTCAGCTTCGGCGGTTTCTTTCTCTTTTTCGTCTTCGCCCTCAGCCTCCATGGCGTCCTTTTTGTCTTCGCCTTCGGCTTCGGTGTAGCACGCCTCCAGCTTGCCCATGGCCTCTTTCAGGCCGTCCAGGGCCTCCTTCAGCTTCTCATCCATGTTCGACTCCTTCAGGGTTTTCACCTGCCGGCTTTCCTGCAGGCTTTTCGTCGTAGCCGGGTCGGCCACCAGGTCCACGTGCCGCACCTCGACGATTTCGTTCACGACGAAGGTGCCGTCCTTGTCCACCTTCCCGTCGCCTCCGGCGTTGTGGCTCAGCCCGAACACGTCGGGCATGCGCTCGGCCGCCTCGCAAATGCGCTCAGCCATCGGGTGGCTTTTCAAATAGACGAGGTCACCATACAGGCCCTCGCCTTCCACCCACCGGATGTTTTCCAGCTTCCCGAAACGGTCGTATGCGCTGCGCTGGTCGGTTGGCTTGCCTTCCGGGTGGTTGATGTTCACCCGTATGCCCTCGTACAGCCTGGCGGCCTTCTGCACCGCTTCCGGCAGGTAGCGCCTGCCGTTCTCGCTGATGAGGCCCAGCACCTTCACGTTGTGGATGACGCCGGCGGCCCGGTCCACGCTCAGGGCGTTGGTGGACTGGGTCTGCTCAATCAGCTTGAACAGCTTGCGCGTCTTCATGGTTTCGATTATACGGGCCAAATTTTTCTTGACAAATTAGACGCCTAGAACACCGCACCTTTGGGCGGCCGTGAAACCCTGGGCGGTGTCTCCGTGATGGTGATATTTTTCCTGCCCAAGGCGTGTATGGCTTCCCACCAGTAGGGGTAGCCCGGGCTGTCTGGATGCGTGGAACGGTAGCCGTGCAAGGTGTTCAAATAATCCTCGAGCGCCTCGCTGGAATCCACCACCCATGCGGGGCCGCCCTCCACCCAGTGCAGCTCCACCACGTATTCCTGGCCGCCCTTGCGCAGGGTAAACCGCCCGATCATTCCCCGCCCCCCTTGGCCTTTTTGCCTTCCATGTATTGCACGATGCTGATAACGAACTGGGCATACTCCGGGTCCAGCTGCATGAACTTGGCCGGATTCGTGTACAGCTCCTGCAGGCCCATGCTGAGGATTTCCGTGCTGCCAGTGCTGTAGTCTTTGCCGCAGTAATAGGCCCCATTCAGGTCGAAATAGCGGTCGAAATGGTCTTTCCTGCCGGTTTCCCATTTGTCGTAACCGTAGCCTGGCAGCACTTTCTGGAGTGGTACGGGTTTTTCGTCCTGCACCCGGTAGTCCAGAAACATGTTCACCATGTCAGCCACGTATGGGTCATTCTGCTCGATGATGTGGCCGATTTCATGCACGTGAACGTCGGCCTTGTCCTTGTTGCTGACGAAGATGCGCGGCCTCCCATGGTAAATAGCATGGTATTTTTCAGCGGTTGGCCTCGATAGGGCGAATGCCCGATCATAGTTTTCTGATTTCCCTGGCGTGGCAATATCCGCCCGGTTGGCCACCATGCAGTCGTTCACCGGTATTTCATTGATGCGGTTGATGAACTGGAGGGCCTTTTCATGCTGCTCCATGAACTGCTCGGGAAAACGCCTGGCTGATCCAGTTTCGGTGCGGGTGATTAACTGGGGCGTGAACGTGGCCCCCTCCTCCCTGCGGAATATGGCCTGCTCCATGATGGCCCGGTTTTCCGGGCTGGCCGGCATGTTTTTCAATTCCTGCTGCTGCTCGCCTTTCACTAGGTCATCGTACATCCCCAGGCGCTTCAGCTCCTCGATATATTCTTCGCCCTTCCTGCGCAGCATCCTTTCCTCGATGAACTTTTTCTGCGCTGGCTCGTATTTTTCCACGATGCTTTGCGCCAGGGCCTTGGCTCCGTCCAGCTTCACCTGCAGGGGCTCGGCCAGCTTGGTGATTGATTTTTTCGCCAGCTCGGGAAACTGCACGGCCACCCACCTGGGCAGGGGTTGGGCATTGTCGGCGTCCTCCTCCAGCTGTTCCATGGTGGCCGTCAGGGCTGCCAGGGTGTGGTGGTTTTCCTCGAGGCGCTCGACGGCTTCCTCGTAGGCTTCCACCTGGCTTTGCCTGGTCCATTCCAGCCTATCGGGCAGCACTTCTGTTTTTGCGTTTTTGTATTTTTCTCGGTTTTCCTCGAGCGCCTTCAGGCCCTTGGCTGTGATGTCCACCAGCTTGGCCATGCGGGCCTTCCCGTATTTCTTCTCCAGCCTGGAAAGCAGGGTTGCCGGTTTCACCTTCAGCGCCTTGTTCGCCTTGGCCTGCGCCTTTTTGAACGCCTCCGTGTCCTTCAGGGGTTTTTTCAGGTTCTCGGTGGCCTCCTCGCTTTCCTCCTGCGTGTTGGCGTTGGCCGTCTCCATGGTGGCGATACGGACAAATTTGTCACCATATGCCCTCCTGTAAAAATCGCTGTTATTCGGCAGCAGCCTGCCACCCGGGCCAATTAGTTGTTTTTCTCGGTTGAACAGAGCGGCCCCATAGCGCCGGAAATGGTCCCTATCCTGCGGCTCGATGTGGTGCAGCCTGTTCAGGTTGAACTGCCCGGCGGCCGGGTGGACTGCCTGCCGGTTGCCGGTGCGCTTTTCCTGCGCTGCCCGTAGCAGCTCAGCCGTCTGCCGTAGCTGGTCCATGCCGGTGGTAGGGGCTGCCGCCCTGGGGTAGTGGGGGGGCTCTCCAGGTTTGGGCGGCAGGGTGGCCGTCGGCGGTGGTGGCGGTGGTGTGGGGGGCACCGGTGGCGGTGGTGGTGTGATGACGGGCGGGGTATCCGGCCGGGCCTCCGGCGGCACGTAGCCGAAACGGCTCACCTGCACGGCCAGCTCGCGCCGCTGCTGGATCACCTCGTCCACCTTGTCCACCCGGGCCTGGCGCTCGCTGGGGGTTTCATCCTTCAGCTGGTCCACCGGCAGCAGCTGCCCCGTCTCAGGGTTCAGGAAATCCGCCCACTCCACCGGCCGGCCCTTGGCGATTCTCGTGACGGTGGCCAGCCTGCGGGTGCCCACAGCCCAGCGCTTTTCCTGGTCGGTGGCCGTCTGCCACCATTCGGCGTAGGTGACCGGGTCGGGTATCAGCTTCTTATCGTTGCCCGTAAACAGCGCCTTGGCCGCCGGGTCGTTTTCGATGTGGTCCGCCACTTCCAGCACCGGCGACAGGTAGCACCGGCAGTTAAAGGCTACGGTGCCGTCGGCCTCCATGGGCGGGTTCGGCATTTCCGTGATGGAAAGCTGCCCGGGTTTTGGGTTTTTGTAATAGATGTTCCCGTTCCGGGCCGCATGGGCGGGCCGCACCCGCCAGTCCATGGTTGCGTGTATCTGGTAGCCGATCACCATGTCGCCCAGATCATCAAACGCCTGAAGGCGTGCGGCATGGCTGACGCGCATGCCCTCCGTGCGGGCCACCCGCCTGGCGCTCGTGCGCACGCCCTGCACGGCCGGGCCCAGCAGGTTGGCCAGTTGCTGCACCGTTTGCCCCTGTGCCATGCCCATGGTCACCAGGGCCGCCAGCTGGTCGGGTGGTGCCAGCCTGGTCTGGGCCGCCAGCCTGGCGTTCCAGCTGGTGCCGGCGCTTGGGGCGTAAATGATGCGGGCCACCTCGTCAGCCGGCAGGGGCTCGAATAGCTGCGCCTCCACCTGCGCCCGCTGTTCAGGTGACAGCCGGGCCTCCGTCAGGTCTGGCGGGCCCGGGTT